AGCCCATCAGGCTTTCCCGTGGTCCTCGACAAACGGGTCTTCCCAACCGAACTGGTTGACACCAAGCTCCTGGGAAAACGCATCCGCCTCACGGTGGCTGACTTCGACGCCGAAAACGCTCCTCTCAACACCCGCAAAATCACCATCGGATCCGTCCCCAACCTGATCCACGCCTACGATGCTGCCCTACTACATCTAGCCTTCACCGACTGGGACCGCCCCATTGCCCTCGTCCACGACTGCATCTCAACCCTGAGCTGCGACGTTCGCTGGACAATGGAACACATTCGAGACACGTTTGCTACGATGTACGCGGAACCTCAACTGAGCAACTGGGCTGATCAACTCGGGGTCCCCCTGGATCCTGAGGTCATGATCAACACCCTCGACCCGGCTGAGATTCGCCAATCCAACTACCTGTTCTGCTAATGCCCATCCCCTCGACCAGCACCCTCACCAGAGACGACTGGATCAACATTGCCCGGTGTGCCTCCCGACGCAGTGATAATGCAGAAAAGGCAGGAGATCGGGACCGTGCGGATCGAGAACTCGATTGGTGGGCTGACATTATCCTTATGATCAACACCTGATGTCCTCTCGAAAGCAAGATTCCGCCACCGTGGCTGAGCTGGCCGAACACGTTGCCTCCCACGCCAGCCACCTCGAAAAGGCTGCCACCATTCTTGGCCGCTTCCACGAGGCTCTTACGCTACTCGAGCAGCAGGCTCAGGAGCTCAGCGAGGCCAACGACGATCTCGATCGCCGAATCCTGGCTCTCGAACGGGGCTGACCAGCAGCCCTACCCAAGGTCATTCCGACCACTGGATTCCATGCTCACCTTCACCCGTTAAAAACTTCCATGGCATCCTTCGAGGAGATCGCCGAACTGGCCTCCGACATCAACACCAAACTCGACACCAAGATCCAGCCTGAAACCCTGGTTTACTTGATTGAGACCTTCATCGAGGACGAGGAAACGCCCTTCACCGAGGTCCCAATCAGCGAGATCACTGAGCAGGTCCACGGCTTGATTCTGTTGGCCGATGCCTTCCTGATCGCCCAGGACGGTGAGGACGTCGAGACACTCGAGGACGAGGTGGCTGTCACCGCCGAAGCACTAGAGGCTTAGGCATGAGTGAACTTGCCGACAACAAACTGCTGATCGACAATTTAGTGGATCGTTACTTTGACGAGACCATTGATGGAGATCGCAACAACCCTGAAGATCTCGAGGCCTTTCTCGAGCCTTTCCTCTATACCATTCAACTTCAATCTTCATGAGCAACAAGGATCTCCACATCATCACCACAAAGCTCGAGGGCTTCATCTCCCTCAAGCCATCCGGTAAATTCAATAACTGCCGCATCGGTTTCAACCTTTCCGACGAGGAGTTTGAAGCCTTCGAGGCTGAATACGAAAGAGCCCTTGAATGGGGCGCCACCAAGCTGGCCGGCAAGGGCCGCATCGGTCACGATCCTCAACCTTGGGGTGAGGATGGCTGCATCAAGTACAGCTACGGCAACCCCGATCCCGGTCCTGACGACAGCAAGAAGCCTGACTTCCTGTGGGTCCATGGCCCGGACAACCTCCCCTTCGACCTGACTGAGACGGTACGGGAAGGCACCAAGGTGCAGCTGGCTATTCGCCTCAAGCCCTACGTCTTCGGCACCAAATGCGGACTATCCCTGCGGGTGGTAGCCGGCAAGATCCTCTCGGTGGTATCCCAGGGTCAGGCTCCTGAGCCCGTCTCTGCTGAGGAAGCTGCGGATCTATTCGGTGCTGGCCCTGTGGCTGCCGCCGAAGAGGACGACGACATTCCGTTCTGACCCTCATGTCGACCCCCAAATACAGGGCCACCCACTCCGAAGAGATCAAGGCGGCCCGCCGAGAGCATTATCAGCAGAACAGAAAAGCTATCCTTGCCACTCAGAGGGCCTATGTCCTCAAGAAGAAGTTTGGATTGACTCCTGAGGCCTACGCCGCCCTCTGGGATTCCCAGGGACAAGTATGTGCCTGCTGTGGCTCTGATACATCCGGGGGTCGTGGGGCTTTCCACGTAGATCATGATCACGTCACCGGATTGGTGAGGGGGATCCTCTGCAACTCTTGCAACCTCGGAATTGGCCACCTGAGTGACACCCTTGATGGTGTACGTCAAGCTGTGGCCTACCTCGAGAGACACCTCCACTCCACACAAACCGATGCACCGATTCAGATCAAAACTGGAACAGTCCGTATGGGGTAAAATAGAAGCAGTCCAGCCTGGAGCGCAGTTTGAGTCACTCAAGCTCCCCTACACCCTAACCCACACCTACACCCCAGACATCATCCTGCCCAACGGGGTGATCCTGGAGGTGAAAGGGCGGTTCATCGTAAAGGGCCACGACTGCCGGCCTAAGATGCTGGCAGTCAAGCAGGCCTACCCGGATCTCGACATTCGCTTTGTCCTGCAAAGCCCAGGCATCCCAGCCGCGCCTCGATCCAAGACAAACCACGGGGAGTGGTGCGACAAGCATGGCTTCCCCTGGTGTCACTACCTCTCCATCCCACCTGAATGGCTCCGATAAACCACAACGATCAGGACTCGGAGTTCGTCCGACACATCCCGTGCCCCTCGTGCGGGTCGTCGGATGCCAATTCCCTCTACACTGATGGCCACGAGCACTGCTTCACCTGCAACAGGCACACCGGGCCTGATGGAGAGCAGCACGAGGCACAAGCCCCTGCCGTCGAACTTCCTGGCGAGGTGCAAGCCCTACGCAGTCGCGGCCTCTCCGCTGAAACCTGCCGCAAGTTTGGTGTCCGCCTTGATGCCGTCAAAAAGCGCATCATCCTGCCCTACCACGACGAGACCAACCGCCTTGTTGCCTACAAGTCCAAATACCAAGACAAGACCCACCCGGTAACCGGTGACCTCCCTGGCACCCTCTTCGGCCAGCACCTCTTCGGAGGAGGCAAGTCGATCGTGATCACCGAGGGCGAGTTGGATGCCTTAGCCGTTTGGCAGTGCCGACCCAACTGGCCTGTCGTCTCGGTCCCACTGGGAGCCAAGGCTGCCAAGAAGGCTATCCAGGCCAACCTCAAGTACCTCCTCAACTTTGAAGAGGTCATCCTGTTCTTCGATAACGACGAGGCCGGCCAAGCAGCAGCGCAAGAATGCGCCCCCCTGCTTCCCGGTGCTCGGACGTTTATCGCCACCGCTGCGCCCCTCAAGGACGCCAACGAAGCCCTCCTATCCGCTCCTGAGCATGTTCGTCAAGCCATCTGGAACAAGAAACCCTGGCGTCCTGCGGCCGTTGTGTCCGGTGAATCACTCTTTGCGCTCGTTTCTGCCCCACTTCGTGGTCGGGATGCTCTGTGGCCTTACAGCGATCTCAATGACCTCACCGGTGGCCTCCGGCGTGGCGAGCTCGTTACTCTTACGGCCGGAACCGGCGTCGGCAAGTCAACGTTCTGCGGTGAAGTAGCCCAGCACCTTGTCCAGCAGGGCGAGAAGATCGGCTATGTGGCCCTCGAGGAATCACTCCAACGGTGTGCCCTCAGGCTCATGACCGTGGAGGCGAACAGGCCTCTCCACATAGACAACAGCATTCCCGCTGAAGATCTCCGAAAGGCCTTCGACAACTCCGTTGGCTCTGGTCGGGTGGTCTTCAACTCTGGCTTCAGGGCCGTAGACCCCGTGGAACTCCTGAACGAGCTCCGCTTCATGGTCATGGCCGAGGAATGCCACTGGCTCTTTGTCGACCACCTCTCGATCCTGGTATCCGGCAACGACGACGGCGACGAGCGCAAGCTAATCGACGTCACCATGACCCGCCTCAGGCAGTTCGTGGAGGAGACCAACTGCGGCATGTTCCTGATCAGCCACCTCACCGGTGTCCAGGGCGGCGGCAAATCACACGAGAGTGGTGGTCGAGCCCACCTCAACCAGCTTCGCGGCAGCAGGTCCATTGGCCAGCTCTCCGATTGCGTCATCGCCCTAGAGCGGGACCTCGAGGAGGGTGAGAACGGGACAACTGTTCGGGTCCTTAAGTCCCGGCACAACGGGCGCACAGGCCCTGCTGGGAAAGTCTGCTACAATT